GCGGCGGCGCATCGAACCCCGCATCCGCGACCGCCTGCGCGACAACGGCGGCAAGCGCATCCCCTTCAACTGGCCGAGCTACCGCCAATGAACTGCCTGCACTGCGCCCATGCCGATTTTCGCGCCGCCGCCGCGCGGGGACTGCCGGGCTTTACCGTCTGCACCGTCTCCCGCGAACAGGCATGGCGCGTACTGAATCCGCAGACGGAATGCGAGAACGGCCGCTTTCAGACGGCCTCGGCGGAAATTGTGCAAAAGCAGGTTGCGTGGCTGGACGGGCGCAGGAAGCGGCAACCGTAATGGTTACGGTTGGGGCCGTCTGAAAACAGGAGAGAAGCAATGAGTTTTTACGAAGGATGGAATTTTGTCGTTTGGAACGGCAAATTTATCAAACCATGGAGCGGCAAATGCCGTCTGAAAACGGAGGATTTTTGATATGAACACGATGCAGAGGCCGTCTGAAACCCTGCTGTTCCGCGTGAACGGCATTCCGCAGGGCAAAGCCCGACCGCGCTTCACTAAGGGCGGCAGAGCCTACACCCCCGCCAAAACCCGCCGTTACGAAGAGGCCGTGCGCGAAGCGGCACAGTTGGCGGCGCAGGCGCAGGGTTTTATCAAACACGATAAGGACACGCCGCTGCAAGCCTGCGTCACCGCATGGTTTCCCGTTCCCGCGTCGTGGCCGAAAAAGAAACGCGCCGCCGCGCCGTCGGGCGCGCCGGATCCCACCCGCAAAGGCGACGCCGACAACATCGCCAAAGCGGTGCTGGATGCCGTCAACGGCATTGCCTTTCACGACGATAAACAAATCGTCTCCCTCACCGTACGCAAACGCTACACCTTCCGCGACGACGACACCCCGCGCGTGGTGGTGCACATCGCGCAGATGAAGACTTTGGCGCAGCTGCGCGAAGCGGCAGTTTCAGACGGCCAAAACGGAGAAAACGCATGAACCGCAATTCCCTTGCCGCCGCGATACTTTCGCTTGTACTGCAAGCCAAGCCCGCCAAACCTGCCTGCGAAACCAACGGCGCGGGTTGGCCGAAGTTTAATCAGGCACGCAGCCGCAACAGCTATGGGGATTTCTCTTGGCAGATAACGCGGGAAAAAGGCCGCCCCGTGGCCGTGATTCAGCACAAAGGCCGCCTGTATGCCCGACTGGTGCTTTGCCCCGGCTACGGCTACCGCGCCATGCAGACGGAGATTGTCGAGTGGCTGGACGATCGCATGGCCTGCGAAGCGGGCAGGCTTTCAGACGGCCAACAGGAGGGTTGGGATGGCAATTGAAGCTGCCGTAGTCAAAACCCCCGCCGGTACGCTGGCCGCCGCCACCGCCGCCGACGCCGAAATCCTGCGCGGCCTCAAAGCGGGCAGAGCCTACCGCGTCAAGGTCACGCAGATGAGCAGCCGCAGCTACCAACATCACAAACTCTTTTTCGGCGGCCTGTTGCCGCTGGCGTACGAATACTGGCAGCCGACGGGCGGGCTGGTTACAGACGGGGAGCAGAAGCTGATCAGCGGTTTCGCGCGGCGGCTTGAGGCCATGCATTCGAGTGGCGGGCTGTTTTTGGAGTTTGCCGACGAGTTTGTTTTGGCTGTGGCGAAAAAGCGCGGCGAGAAAGTCGGCGCGGTGTTGCAGAGCATGGAGGCTTTCCGCAAATGGCTGACGGTGGAGGCGGGTTATTACAACGTCTACGAAACCCCCGCAGGCATCCGCAAAGAGGCCAAGAGCATCAGTTTTGCGCAGATGGGGCAGGAGGAGTTTAACAACTTCTACCGCGCCTGTTTTCAGGTGGCGTGGAACATGATGCTGTCAAGTAAGTTCGACAGCGAAGAAGCCGCGCTAAGGGCGGCAGAAGAAATGATGGAGATGGGAACATGAGCAAAATCAGAGCATCCGCACGCGGCGAGCAATGTACGGTCAGACTGCCGGGCATTTGTAACCGCAATCCCGAAACCGTCGTCTTGGCGCACTACCGCTTGGCGGGCTATTGCGGTACGGGCATCAAGCCGCCCGACTTTATGGGCGCGTATGCGTGCAGCGCCTGCCACGATATTTGCGACGGTCGAGCGAAAACAGATTTGGACGCAGACGAAATTCAGACGGCCTTCGCGGAAGGTGTGATGCGGACTTTGGTTTTGTTGCATGAAAAAGGGTTGGTTAAAACATAAGCGGGGCTGTGAATGTATAGGAATGTTGAACAAGTATTACGTGAAGTTTATAAAATCCATAGTGTACGCATGGAGCCGCTGAATAATACGGCTTCGGTCTGTGCTTGGTGTGAGAGTAAGGGCGTGATGGGCGGCGGTGGAGAATTGACGCAAGCCGAGACACACGCAAACTCCGCGATGATTATCAGCCGGATAGAGCGCGTATTAAACCGTTACGAGTTGGCTGTGATTGAATGCACATATAGCGAAAACATGAGTGGTATTGTGGATATTACGGCGTATATTGAAGAGCAAAATGCAGGGGTTAATTTGCTGTTGTGCGACAACATATTATCCAACTTGTTTACGGGGCTTCCTAAAAAAACCGTTATTATGGATAAATACGATATATCAAATGGTTATTTGTACCGACAGCGTGAAAAAATAAAGAGGGTGGTGGCCGCATTAGAGACAACGGCTATATTAAAATTACAGGATGAGTTTGAATCATGCCGCATTATTGACAAAGCGGAGGTTTTAGGTATAATTATGATATAGTTTGGAAATAGCTATATGAACCGCCTTTATTGGGCGGTTTTTTGCGTTTTCAGGCCGTCTGAAATTTTGGGTTGGAGGGTTCTCCGGCCGGTTTCGGGTATCTGTGGGCGTGGTTTCACGTTGAGGGGGGAGGATTGCGGACGCTCCCAATCGCCAGAGGGTCGCGCCTCAGTTTCCTAATGTCTTGGTTCTAGCCCCGCGCCTGATTGGTGCGGGGATTTTTTTGGAGGTTCGATATGAGCGATAAGAAACGCCCCGTCGGGCGTCCGACAACATACAGCCAAGAAACGGCAGATAAAATCTGCGAACTGATCGCCCGTGGTATGAGCTTGCGGGCGATTTGCGCATCTGCCGATATGCCTGCGGGCGGCACAGTACACCGCTGGTTGGCGGAGCACCAAGATTTTCAGGAGCAATACGCGCGTGCGCGCGAGGAGCAGGCAGACGGCTTCGCTGACGAGATTATCGACATTGCCGATTCTGTCGCCCCTGAAACGGGCGAAGTGGCGAAAGCCAAGTTACAAATCGACGCCCGCAAGTGGAAGGCAGCCAAGCTCGCGCCGAAGAAGTACGGCGAGAAGCTGGAATTGGATGCCGACATGCGCGTGAAGGTAGAGACGCGCTCGCTGGAAGATATTTTCGAGTAACCCTATGGCCAATCCGTATTTCAAGCCGCTTATCCGCAAGGCACGTTACAAGGTGCTGTATGGCGGGCGCGGTAGCGGGAAATCGTATTTCCTGGCGGAATTGGCGGTGGAAGTTTCGCGCCGCATCGGCACGGTCATTCTGTGCGCCCGTGAGTTTCAAGGCTCGCTGGACGATTCGGTTTATCAGTTATTGATTGAGACCATCGAACGCTTGGGCTACGCGGATGAGTTCGATATTCTGAAATCCACCATCACCCATAAAGGCACGGGCGCAAAGTTCGTGTTTTACGGCATTAAAAACAACGTTACCAAAATCAAATCGATTCAGGGTGTCGGCGTGTGCTGGGTGGAAGAAGCCGAAGCGGTAACGAAGAACTCTTGGGACGTGCTGATACCGTCTATCCGTGGCGACAAAAACGCGGAAATATGGATCAGTTTCAACCCGAAGAATATTTTGGACGACACCTATCAGCGGTTCATCGTCCACCCGCCCAAAGACAGCATTGTCTTGAAGGCCAACTACGACATCAACCCGCATTTTGCCGATACGCCGCTACTGGCTGACATGCTCGAATGCAAAGAGCGGGACGAAGACCTTTACCGCCACATCTGGCTGGGCGAGCCGGTGGCCGATAGTGAACTGGCGATTATCAAGCCGAGCTGGATTGAAGCCGCTATTGATGCGCATGAAAAACTGGGCTTCTCAGCCGCAGGCCGGCGCATCCTTGGCTTTGACGTGGCCGATGAAGGCGATGATGCCAACGCTACCGTATTGCGGCACGGCTCAGTCGTAACCGACATGCAGCAATGGCGCGGCCAAGACGTGATTTATTCCGCCGACAAGGTTTACCTGTATGCCCAAGAGCAGAATATTGACCGCATCGTGTACGACAACATCGGTGTGGGCGCTGGTGTGAAAGCGCAGTTCCGGCGTAAGAACGGCAAGGTGCAGACGCTAGGCTTCAATGCCGGTGGTGCGGTGTACAAGCCTGATGCCAAATACACCGACGACAAGAAAAACCGTGACATGTTCGCCAACATCAAGGCGCAGGCATGGTGGATGGTGCGCGACCGCTTCTACAAGACGTGGCGCGCCGTGCATCACGGGGACAACTACCCCGAAGACCAACTTATCAGCCTTTCAAGCAGCCTGCACGAATTGGAATACCTGACTGCCGAACTGAGCCGCCCGCAAGTGGATTACGACCAAAACGGGCGTGTGAAGGCAGAGAGTAAGAAAGACATGAAAAAACGCGGCATCCCCAGCCCGAACCGGGCGGATGCGCTGGTCATGGCCTTTGCCCCTGTGCAGGGCGGATTGAACATCAACCCCAAGATATTGAGCGGACTATGAGTAAGAAAAAGAACAAGCCGAACGCCAAGGCCATGCGCCGTGCGTTGCAAAGGTTACCTGAAAAGCAGCCTGCATCATACAGCTTGGATTTCCCAGCCCTGCCGGACGGCGTGAAGCCAAACGGTATAGCGATGGACAGCAGCCCCTTAGGAAACTTTGGGGCTGATTGCTTTTTCGGCACCGGCTTTATCGGCTATCCGCGCTTGGCCGAGTTGGCGCAAATTTCCGAATACCGCAGCGTGAGCGAAACCACCGCCAACGAAATGACACGCCAATGGATAGAAATCAAATCCGTGGGCGAAGAAGATAACAGCGAGGCCATCAAGCAGATTGAGGAATGCTACGAGCGGCTGAACGTGCGGGGTGTGTTCCGCAAGGCCATTGAAACAGACGGCCTGTTCGGGCGCGGCCAGATACTGGTGCAAATCAAAGACCACGACGGCAAGCTCGCCAATCCGCTGCTACTGACCGAGAAAACCATTACCAAAGGCAGCCTGAAAGCCTTGGTGAATATCGAGCCGATGTGGACGACCCCCGCGCCATACAACGCCATCGATCCGACATTGCCCGATTTCTACAAACCGAAGGCATGGTATGTGATGGCACAGGAAATCCATGCCAGCCGACTGTTTACCCTGATTTCCCGCCCCGTGCCGGATATGCTCAAACCCGCCTACAATTTCGGCGGCGTGAGTATGACCCAGCTCATGATGCCTTATGTGGAACGCTGGCTGCGTACCGTGGATTCCGTCAGCGACCTGCTGCACAGCTTCTCCTTGTCCGGCATCAAAACCGACATGAGCGCGATATTGAGCGGCAGCGACGACGGCGACACCAACATCATGCTCCGTGCCGAATTGTACAACCGTTTGCGCGACAATCGCGGCCTGATGCTGTTGAGCAAAGACGAAGAAGAGTTCTTCCAGTTCAACACCCCGCTGTCCGGCTTGGATGCGCTGCTTGCCCAATCTCAAGAGCAAATGGCCGCCCCCAGTCATACGCCGCTGGTGAAGCTGCTCGGCATCACGCCCAGCGGTCTGAATGCCAGTACAGAGGGCGAGATTGCCGTTTACTACGACCACATCAAAGCCATGCAGGAAAACCTGCTGCGCGACCCGCTGGACAAGTTGCTCAAGCTGGTGCAACTGCACCTGTTCGGGAAAGTAAACGACAACATCACGTTCGACTTTGTGCCGTTGCAGCAGATGAGCGAAACCGAGCTTTCCACCATCCGCAAATCCGACACCGACCGCGATGTGGCCTACATTCAGGCCGGCGTGGTATCGGCAGAGGAAGTGCGCGGACGGCTGGCGAGCGAGCCGGACAGCGGTTACAACGGGGTTGATGGAGAAGATGTGCCTGAAATGCCCGATGACTGCTTTTCAGACGGCCTGAACGACGGCGAAGGGGAAGAAGGTGGAGACCCTGCCGACCCAAAGTCTAAACCTGCCCAAGACGCCGAATAGGACGAAAGCAAGCCATGAAGTTATCCGCCCCGTCCGATAAAGACATCATCCTCAAGCCGATACAGCCCAACCTGGGCGTAGAGGCCGCCTACCGCAAAAGCCTGAAAAAGCTGTTGCGTGAAATGCGCGCCGACGTGCAGGGCTTGCTTGAACGGCACTACCCGAAAGGCATTGCCCAAGACAGCCTGGCGGACGGCTTGCAGGCTGCTTTGTCCGCCCTGTTGCGTTATTGGCTGGCACGGCTGGACAAACTCGCCCCGCAAATTGCCGAGATATTCGCCAATCAAAGCGCAAGCCACACAGAGAGAGCCTTTCAGACGGCCTTGCGGGAGGCGGGCTTTACCGTCCGTTTCCGCGCCACAGCGCAGCAGCAAACCGCCTTGCAGGCCGTATTGGGCGGCAACGTCTCGCTTGTCCGCTCCATCGGCCAGCAATACCTAAACCGCGCGGAAGAAAGCGTATGGCGCAGCGTGAATGCAGGCTACGACATGGCGCAACTGACCCGCGAACTGCGAAGGGATTACGGCATCAGCGAACGCCGCGCCGCCTTTATCGCGCGAGACCAGACCAACAAAGCCAAGGCAGCCATTGAAAAGGCACGGCGACAGGAATTGGGCATCACAGAAGCCATATGGATGCACTCCCATGCAGGCAAAGAACCGCGCCCAAGCCATGTTGCCGCCAACGGCAAACGGTTCGATGTGAGCAAAGGCATGTATCTGGACGGCAAATGGGTGCAGCCCGGAGAGGAAATCAACTGCCGCTGCACCAGTCGCAGTGTGATAAAAGGATTCAACTCATGAATACGCAACAAAGAGCCATTTTGAGCAAAGCCCGCCGATTGTTGGCACTGGATGCCGAGTGGGACGAATCCAAACATCCAAGGGCGGAGAACGGGCAATTCGGCAAAGGCAGCCTGAAAGACGGCAGAGTGAATTTTCCCGAATTGTCGGGCAGCGAGATTGCCGATCTGGCAAAAGTGCCGCTGGCGGTTACGCCAGATATGGGGCAGGGCGCAAGGAAAAAAGCTGTCGCGAAATGGATTCAAGCCCATTTGCAAGGCAAGTCTGTAAAGACTTCCGACGGCAAGATGATTCAGTTCAATGCCAAAGACAGTACAGAACATTTGTCCTACGACAGCAGGCGCAACCATTTACGTGCATTGGCCGTGCCACATATTGCGGATGTATTCAAAAACGGAGAAGCAAAAGGCAGGAGTGAACCCAATCACGATCACAAAGACAAAAGTATCGTAGCTTTTCATGCGTATCAGAAATGGGTAGAACTGGAAAACCAATATGGCATCTTAATGGAAGTTCAGGCTGTAGAAAGAGACAGCGGCAAGTTTGAATTTGCCGCTTATACCCACAAAATCGCAGACAAGAAAAAGGGTAACCTCTCCGGCGCAGACGACAGTGGGGAAACTGTCCGGCACGTGGAATATGGGTTACCCAGTGCCGATAATCATACCCCCACCCAAAACCAAATGCAAGGCTTCGAGCTGTTCCGCATCCTCAAAATCACCGACCCGAAAGGCAACGATGTGAGCAAAACCTACGACGAAACCATACCGGCACAGCAAATCCTCAACCGCGCCCGCGCCCTGCTGGCGATGGACAGCCGCTGGATTACCGTTAAACCGAACGGCGCAGAAAATAAAGGCTCGCCCGTTAAAATCGACGAATCAGGCCGCATTGAAGCCGGGATGGGCGGGAAGTTTAACGGCGAGAAAATTAACGAAGTGCGGAAAAGTTTTGTCGGGGCGAAAACGCCGAGCAAAGAGCATTTGGCGGCGGTAGCTAAGCCGAAATCCGAGAAGAAGCCGCCAGCAAAGGTCAAGCTGAAAGAAACCCATATCCAAATCAAAGAGCCGATAAAAGCTGAAAAATCTATTTTCGGCGGCTATTGGGTGGAGGGAATGCCGGAGAATAGTTCCATTGACAGGAACGATGTTACGGTGAAGAACGGTCATATCGTCGGGGTGAGGAAAGGCCTTGAACAGGCAATGTCCCGAGAGCTTGGGCGCACTATCGAAACTGTCGGAGAAGCGCAGCCGTTAAGTGAGAAAACGTTGACCAAGCAAAAGGCAGAAGCAGAGGCTAAAGCGGAAAGAGAGGCGCAGTCGGAGCGGAGAGCCGCAATTATGGTTGCACTTTTGCGCGGAGAGATGACGCCTGAGGTGATTGAATATCTAGAACATATAGGCAAACAGGCCAAAACATCAGTTACTTCAAAACCTGCAACAACTGCAAAAGACCGCCTTTCCATCGCCCAAGACCGATCCCTGCGCTCCTACGACCAAGACGGCAGGCTGCACGTTGAAAGCTCCAACATCAGCAAGGCCACGGTAAACCCCTACTACGGCAGCGAAATCCCCAATTACCAACAACTTGGGCTTGAGCCGAAAAAGGTTTACTACCTGCTGCGAGACCCTGAAGAGTTGGAAAAGGCAGCACCGACGTTCAACAACCTGCCTTTATTGAGCAAGCACATCCCCGTTTCTGCCGACGAGCCGCAGAAAGAAGTGATTGCAGGCACGACCGGCAGCGATACCGTTTTTGAAGACGGCTACCTGAAATGTTCGCTGGCCGTGTGGGATGCGGAGGCGATTGCCGGTATTGAAAGCGGTGAGCAGGTGGAGCTATCCAGCGCGTACCACTATACCGCCGACATGACCGCAGGCGAATTTGAAGGCAGGCATTACGACGGCGTGATGCGCGATATTGTCGGAAACCATGTAGCCCTTGTCGATGTGGGTCGGGCGGGGCGTGATGTTGTAGTAAGCGATGCAGACCCATTTTACGAAAGGACAGTTATGAAACTAAAACAAGGGGCGAAAGCCCGCATTCAGGCTGCCTTGAAGCCCTTGCTGGCTCAAGACGCCGAATTAAGCCCGGACGAGCTGCTGCAGGTCATCGGCTCGCTCACCAACGAAGTGCAGACGGCTGAGGACGACGGCGAAGATTTGCCGCCCGAAAACGTCGAGAATGTCGGCACGGACGAAGACGAGCCGGAGGACGGCGAAAACAACCCCGCCCCCGCCGAGCCGGAAGAACCCGCCGAAGACGAAGAGCCGGAAAAACCCGAAGACGGCGCACCCAAGCCCGCACAAGATGCCGCCATTTCCAAAATGGCGATGGATGCAGCCATCAAACGTGCCGTGGAAGCCGAACGGAAACGTTCGCAAGCCTTGGCAACGGCACAGCGCGAAGTGGCGCACATTGTCGGCGATGTGGCGATGGATAATGCGGCGGACGTGTACAAGTTCGCGCTGGAACAGAGCGGCATTGACGTAACCGGCGTGCATCCCTCCGCCTACCGCGCCATGGTCGGCATGTTGGGCAAACCCAAACAGCCGATGGCGCAAGATGCGGCCAAAACCGCCGAACAGTTCCCCGGTTTATCACGAATCAGAAAGGCTTAAACCATGTCATTCCAAAAAGCAGTCAAACCTTACCAAGCCCCCGCCGTTGCGGGGGATTTTGCTGCCCACAACCCGAACGCTTCCATGCTGGCGGGTGAAGGCGCACTCGTCAGCGGCACGGACGGCGTAACCGTCGGCGTGTTTGCTTGGGCGGATGCCGAGGGCAAAGTGTCCAACAAGAAAACTGCCGGCGCACGCATCGGATTTGTCCACCGCGAACAGCAGGCCAGCATCACCGCCTATCTGGCGGAACACGGCAACCAAATCCTGCCCGGCCAAATCATTACGCTGGCCGTGGCAGGCGACTTTTGGGCGCATTTCCCCGCTGGTGCCGAAATCGGCCAAAACGTGTTTGCCAAAGACACCGACGGCACATTGAAAGCATCTGCCGCCGCCACCGAAACCGGCCACACCCTGACCCGCTTCAAAGTGGCTTCCAAAGCCGCAGCGGGCGAACTGGCCAAAATCACCACATGGGAGTAACGATTAAATGAATACCTTGCAACAACTTGAACGCGATGCCGGCATCGTCTTTATGGGCGGCGGCAAAAAGCTGATGAACGAACAGGTGCAGGCTGCTTTGGCGATGGACGCGCAGCCCGCACTGACCACCGTCGGCAACAGCGGCATTCCCGCATGGATGCTGACATATGTCGATCCGAAACTGATTGAAGTCGCCCTGCAGCCGATGAAGGCCGCCGAAATCTTCGGCGAAGTGAAAAAAGGCGACTGGACGACCGAAACCGCCATGTTCATGCTGGTAGAACCTACCGGCGAAGTCTCCAGCTACGGCGACTACAACAACAACGGCGTGAGCGGTGCCAACGTCAATTTCCCGCAACGCCAAAGCTACCATTACCAAGTGTTCACCCGCTGGGGCGAACGCGAAGTGGCACGCGCGGGCGAAGCCAAGATTGACTATGTGAACCGCGTCAATCAGGCCAGCGTGAACGCCTTAAACCGCTTCCAGAATAAATCCTATCTGTTCGGTATCAAAGGTTTGCAGAACTACGGCATTCTCAACGATCCGAGCCTGCCGGCCGCCACTGCTGCCGCCCAAACATGGGCAACCGCCACCGGCGAGCAAGTGTACGAATCCATCCGCAAGCTGTTCCAAAAACTGCTGCAGCAGACTGGCGGCCTGATTGATATGAACACGCCGCTCCTGCTGGTGTGCAGCCCGACTGCCAGCGTTGAACTGACCAAAACCAACCAGTACAACGTCAATGTTACTGACCAGCTGAAAAAGAACTTCCCCAACCTGCGCATCGAAACCGTGCCGGAATACTCCGCCGCATCGGGCGAAATGGTGCAGTTGATTGTGGAAGAGTTGGACGGCCAGCGCACGTTGGAATGCGGTTTCACCGAAAAACTGCGTGCGCACAACATGGTTTTGGAAGCCTCCAGCATCAAGCAGAAGAAATCGCAGGGCACATGGGGCGCGATTATCTATCGCCCATTCTGCATTGCTTCCATGACGGTAAGCTAAGTGCAGACTGCTTAAAAAACAAGGCTGCCTGTTTCAGGTGGCCTTTTCTCAATTTCCAAGGAAAATCAAATGGCAAAACAAAAAACCTTAATTGTTGGCTGCAAACTGCCCAACGGACTGATTATTGAAGTTGGCGGCCAGTCGGTGGAGTTGAACGGCGCCAATGCCTCAAACATCATCGGCGGCCACGGCATCACTTACGATGTGGACGCCGACCTGTTCAATGCCTGGATGGAAGCGCACCAAGACCGCGACATGGTGAAAAACGGCTTCGTTTTCGCCCATGAAGATGCAAAGAACACCAAGGCGGAAGCTCGGGAAAAGACCGACAACGAAACCAAGTTGGAAGCCATCAAGCCGGATGACAAGGCCAATGGTGTAAGCACCGCCAAGGAAGACTAACCATGCCCGCCGTCGTCTTTGATAAAGCACGGTTTCAGGCAGCCTATCCCGAAGTACAGGCCACGGATGCACAGCTTGAAATGTGGTTCACGCAGGCCGAAAGCCTGCTGGACAACACCGACCACAGCATCGTGGAAAAGCTGGAAGAGCGCGAAATGTTGCTGTTCCTGCTGGTGCGCCATTTCGCCGCGCTGGCTGAACGTGCCGCACAGGGCGGATTGGTGGGGCGCATTGCTTCGGCTACCGAAGGCAGCGTTTCCGTGAGCGCGGATATGGGCGCGGTGGGCAGCAATGCCGCTTGGTATCTGCAAACGCCTTACGGCGCGACCTACTGGCAGCTTACCGCCAAATACCGCCGCTTCCGCTATGTGCAGGGAGGCTGCTATGCGCGGCGGCGATAAATTCAGGCAGCGGTTGGCCGACTTGGCTGCCGCTGCTGCAGACGGGCGCGGCGCCAAAGTGCGGGTAGGCATTTTCGAGAGCGCCAAATACGCCGACGGCCTGCCGGTTGCCGCCGCCGCGTTTTGGAACGAATACGGCACGGTTAGCATCCCGCCGCGGCCGTTTTTCCGCAACACCATCGCCGCCCACCGGCACGAATGGCCGCAGCAGGCCGCCGCCATCCTGCGCCAAAACGGTGACGTGCGGCAAACGCTGGCGCTGATGGGCGAAGGCATCAAAGGCCAAATCGCCGAGAGCATCCAAAACCTGCACGAGCCGGCCAACGCCCCGGCCACCGTGCGCAAAAAAGGCTTCGACAAGCCCCTAATCGACACCGGCACGCTGTGGCGCAGCATCGGCAGCGAAACTGTTGAAGAATAGGCAGCCTGAAAGCCCGAACAAGGTTTTCAGGCTGCTTTTTGGAAAGGACAGCCATGAATCTGCGAGCCATCGCCAACGGCGCGATTACCGCCGTCAATCCCAACTCCCCGGCCGTGCTGCGGCTGCCAGACAAATACCGCACCGACGACGCCGGCCGCCGCCGTACGGGTTTCCG